ATCGACAACGCTTTCTTTGCTGAATCCAAAAATGCAGGCGGAGCGCCGTCCGGCGGCTCCCGGTATGATTCCCAGATTCCCCAGTACAGCGAAACGCCCTCCATCTTTTCCATCACCGATGCGGCCGATTTTGAGGAAATTGTCGGGGAGGATGATCTTCCGTTTTGACGTACCGATACATAATCCCGCACGTGCCGCCAAGCAATAACCAGTTTATCGGGCGTACCAACTTCCGCGAGTATCAAGCACAGAAAAAGACGTGGGCTATGCTGGTTAAGTCGTACTGCAAACCCACGCCAGAAAAGCCCGTCAAACATTCCGTTGTGACGCTGGCTTACTGTTTTGGCGATAACCGCAGGAGAGACCCGGACAACTACAGCGGAAAGATGATACTTGACGGACTGGTCAAGGCCGGAATCATCGAGGACGACAGCTTTGGCAAGATAGATTTAGTGCTTCGGCGCGTGGATGGGGCGGAGAAACGAACGGAAATCACCGTGGAGGAGAAGTGATATGGCATTAAGCACATGCAATAGCTGCCACCGTCGGGACTACTGCGGCAACTGTAAGCACAAGGGTGATTGCTGGTGGTTACGCGTTGCCCCCCCCTGACGATGTAAACAGATGTTTTTCCTGCGGCGCGTTTGAGTGCGCCCACTATGACGATTGCCGCAAGCAGCGACCGAAAGACAGAGTAACGCGATAGTTGAAAGGACAAATCTATGAACGGATTAAAATACGACGACGGGAAGCCCAGGCTCGACTTGGTGCTGCTTTGGTTGCGTTGACGCGAAAGGAGACGGGCGAAGATGACGATTGAAGAAGCGACGAACGTCACGATTGAAGACGCGATAAAGACCTTTGAACACGTTTTGTTCCCCCAGGATTTCAGCCCTTCCACATTGAGGGCGAAAGCTATCAATAAATTAGTGCTTTCTGCCCTACGCGCCCAGCAGCATAGCAATGATCCTCTGACGCAGGAAGAACTGCGCAAGATGGATGGGGAGCCGGTGTGGTGCGTTGACGGCATCGGAAACGTGGCATGGTGTCTGGTTAGTGTTTGGTCAAACCGAGAAGAAAAAGCACAGGGTGCCGACTGCGTAGACAAAAACGACGGGTTATGGGATGCGACCTACTACGGCATGAAGGGAAACGGCGAACACGGGTTGCACGCAGTGGGTTGGCTTGCCTACAGGCGGAAACCGGAGGTGCAGGATGGGTAAGTGTGAAAACTGCAAAAAATACGAAGATTGCAAGGGGAGCGGATTTACTTGGCCGTGCGGTGCGTATAGGCCGAAGACGATAACCAATTTCGAACGCATCGCAGCCAGCCCAGAAGCGTTAGCGCCGCATATGACCAGGTATGACGATTGGGATGCCTACGCGCCGTTTATCGCGGCGGATGGAGAAAACTATGTGGCAGAGGAAGAAGCCATAGAGGCTACGGTGTACTGGCTGAACCAGCCGGCAGAGGAGGGATAACGGATGTATGAGGAACTGGTAAAGCGCCTGCGTGACCAGGACAATTGCAACGTGCTTGACGATGTTGACGAAGCCGCCAACGCTATCGATGCGCTGGAGAAGCAGCTTGCAGAAACAGAGGCAACCGCCGAACACGAACATTGCCGGTACATAGAGACTCTAGGAGAGCTCGACGGGATGGAAGCCTGTTGCCAAATCGTAGAGAAGCAGCTTGCCGAAAAGGAGTCGGAAATCGTCCGCGTCCGGAACAGCTGGTCGAATACCATATCCGACCTTTCCAGTATTACGGCGGAACGGGATAAATACAAAGCCAGCCTAGACCAAATCGAAAATTTAGCCGTGGGCTTTATGGAATCTGGCCCATATGAAAGCGAAACAACGGCAGGGCTATGGCTTGCAAACAGAGTATTTGCGTTGTGTCAAGAACCGCTGGAGGTGAAAAAAGATGAATAACGACTGGATTAAAAACCTAAAAGCCGGGGATAAGGTGATTGTTTGCTACAGGGGGATATATAGCGATGACACCGTGAAAACCGTCGACAAGGTAACGCCAACCGGCAGAATCAAAGTGGGCTGCGATTATTACAACCAAAATGGATGGCCGCGCAATCACGGAGGAACGCATCTGGAAGAGGCCACGGCGGAAGCGCTTGAAGCTATCCGGCAAAGAGAGGTTATTCGCAAGGCGGCACATAGAGCCTCCTTTGTCAGGGCTGACAATATTACATACGACCAGGCCGTGAAACTATTGGAGGTGCTTGGCGATGGAACATGACATTATAAGCATAGTCCACTGTGCATGCTGCAAATACGCGGAGCCTTTTCCAACCGACCCGCGGGTGTTGATATGCGCAAACCCGAAATGGGTTCCGACGGGCGACGATCGCGGCGTGAAGGAACCATATGTTAATCCGGATGATTTTTGCAGTTTCGGAGAGAAAATTAGCAAGGGGGCCACACCATGACTATCTGCATATCGCCCATCCTGGGCATTGTGTATCTGCTGCTTGCGGCAAGCGCAGGAGCCTGCGTGGGGTTGTTCTTCGCAGCTTGCGTCTGGGGTGGGAGACGATGAAGGATTCCGATAATTTGTTGTCTCAAATTCGTATGATTCAGGCCAGACGAGACAGTGTAGCCCGCAAGAGGCATAGGAGCGCGGATGACCTGAGAAGGATACATAATCTTGATATGTTGATTTCCAACCTGTCCTTTGCACTTCGGCAGGCAGTTGAAAGCGAGAATCCAAGGCGGCATCTAGGGCGCCGCGGATGGAAATCCGACTATAGTGCGCACGACATTTAAAACGGTGGTGGAATAATGAACTGGCAAAAAGAAGCTATTGCCGATCTGAGAAATTATAGGCAAAGGAAGAAGTCCATAGATAGCATGGCGGAGCGCATACGGGTGCTTGAGGACAAATATAAATCCATTCGTTGCTCCGCTATGGATACTACGCCGGTCATGGGCGGAAGTAGCCGCGTTGAAGATAGCATGATAAACAACATAGCAGAGCGGCAAAGGCTGGATTTAAATATGGCGGCAACAAAACGTTTAATAGAGCTGACGGAGCGGGGACTATCAGCGCTGGATGACAGGCAGCGGATTGTGCTGGAAAAGTTTTTTATAGATAGGCCAATCCGGCACGTTGAATGGTTGATGGAGCGTTTTTGCGTGGAGCAATCGCAGATCTACCGGATGAAGGATGAGGCGTTATACAGCTTTACGATTAGCATGTTTGGCCTCATCGATTACTAGAGGGGAAAAATAGGGGAAGTTTTTTTCAAAATCCTGTGTTACAATGAAAGTGCGATAATTTAGAGAGCGCTGCCGGATTTATTACCCGGCGGCGTTCTTGTTTTTATGACGAGGCCGGCACAGCGTCCGGAGGGTGGGCTTGGGGATACATAAAATAAAGGGGGTGGTGGAGATGGCTAAAGGGAAATACGCAGATTGGCTAGGCGCGGACGGCTTGCTTCTGGTGGAAGCTTGGGCCCGAGACGGACTGACGGAAGAACAAATTGCCCATAACATGGGCATAACGCGCGAAACGCTTAGGGTTTGGAAAAATAAGTTCCCTGCCATTTCTTCCGCCTTAAAAAAGGGCAAAGAAGTTGTGGATATCGAAGTAGAAAATGCCTTGCTGAAAAAGGCTATGGGATACAACGTGGAAGTAAAAAAAACGTTCAAGGTGCGCATCGTGGATTATGACCAGGATACCGGTAAAAAAATAATGGAACGGGAAGAACTGCAAACTGGCGTGGACGAAGTGCACATTCCAGCGGACACAACGGCGCAAATATTCTGGTTGAAAAATAGGCGTCCCGAAAGCTGGCGGGACAAACCTGTAGAACCCATCACGGATATAGATAGTGGGTGGTTTAAGGATGGGTAAGGCGTTGAATCCATCTGCCTTCAACGGCTGGGTGTATGACCATATAGACGATTACTCCCGCCGCCTTGAGGTATACTACGGTGGCGCTGGCAGCGGAAAAAGTTACGGTGCATGCCAGAAGATGCTACTAAAAGCCCTAAATCGGCGGCGCAAGGTGCTTGTGGTGCGTAAAGTAGGCGTTACTCTGAAACATTCTATATTTCAGTTGATGCTAGACCTTTTATCAGCCAGTGGATTCCTTGGTGCGGCTAAGGTCAATCGTTCCGATTATCAAATAACCTTGCATAACGGCTCCATGTTCATATTCAAGGGCATGGACAATCCGGAAAAGATAAAATCTATCACAGGAATTACGGACATAATTATCGAAGAAGCCACGGAACTTACGGAAGAAGATTTTCTTCAGTTGGATTTGCGGCTTCGCCCCACCGAACCAGACCCCCAGATATATCTTATGTTTAACCCGGTATCCAAGGCCAATTGGGTATACGGGTATTTTTATGTAAAAAAGCCTGACAACGCCAGTGTTATACAGACCACCTATAAGGATAATCGCTTTCTTACCGCGGACTATTGCGCCATGTTGGAGGATATGCAGCGGCGCAACCCGGCCTATTATCGCATTTACGCCTTGGGCGAGTTTGCAACGCTGGACAGACTGGTATACCCATGTGTGACCAAGCGGCTAATTGCGGCGGCGGAGTATGCAGGGGCTAAGTTCTTTTGCGGATTAGATTTCGGCTACATCAATGACCCTTCTGCGCTTGTCTGGGGGTGGTATGACGGCCACAAGCACAAGGTCTTTATTATTGGAGAATACAAGGGCGAAGGAATGCTTAACGACAAGATAGCATCAACGATAAAATCTTTAGGGTTGGCCAAGGAACGAATCATTGCAGACTGCGCGGAACAGAAAAGTATAGACGAAATCCGTCTGCTGGGTGTTCCGCGTATTCGACCGTCCAGAAAGGGCACAGACAGTGTCATGCATGGGATTCAGTGGCTGAATCAGCAGGAAATTATTGTAGACGAACGATGCAGCCGTACCATTGAAGAATTTGAAAACTACACATGGCAGAAGGATAAGAAATCCGGGGAGTATATCAATAAGCCGATTGACGCTTTTAATCACTGCTTGGATGCGCTTCGTTATGGCCTGGAAAGCGAAATCCGCCCATGGGCAGAAGCCCAGCCGAAAGCGCGCGGCTATGCGCCGACGGGGGTAACACCAAGAGATATGCAAGGGGGGTGGGATGTGTGATATGGATTATAGCCGCCGCTGGATGGGTTCTGGCGGCGTTTTTAACCGGTCTGCTGGTTGGCCGGGCAAGAGACGGCCCCACTCGTAAAAAGCCAAATACGGGCAACCAGGAGCCTGCCAGCGCCATCGATAAGCAAGCCGCCGAAAAACTCCGGCGCGAATGGGCCAACTTTTTAACCTACGACGGCACCGCACAGGAGCCGACGGAATAAACGCCCTCACCATGGGCGGGAGGAGATTAAATCATGGAAGAAAACGAAATTATGCAGCCGGCTGAATCCGCACCACAGGAAGACGCCGAAAGCACAGCTACCGCAGCAGCGGAACCCACGACCGAAGAAGCTAAAGCTCTGGGCACCACACCGGATGCGGAATCGACGGAGGACGTGCAGCAGCCTATCACCATCCCCATCCAGTTCAATCATGAGAGCCGGGAGCTTTCGTTAGAAGAGGCGCAATCCCTAGCGCAAAAGGGTCTAAAGTTTGAAGAATTATCCCCAACGCTCGAAAAGATTCGCTTTTTGGCGGCGGCGAACGGCAAGAGTATGCAGGAGATGGTGGACGCCCTGGCGGAAAGCCAGGACAAGCAGCTTTATCAATCTATCCTTGCGGAGTGCGACGGAAACGAGGCGCTTGCAAACCGGCTTTTTGATGCTGAAAAGCTCAAGCGCCAAACCGCCGCTGAAAGTGCGCAAAAGGAAGCAGCAGCCGCGCAGGAAAAAGAAAAGGCCGACCTTGCCAAAAGGCTGGCCGATGAGTTCGTGGAGCTGCAGCAGGAATTTCCCGAACTAGCGGAGTTTTCCGCTGTCCCCAAATCCGTGCTGGATGCGGCAGTAAAAGGCAAAAACCTTACCGACACCTATCTGCGTTACCAGCGCGCCGAAAGCAAAAAAGTGTCCGCAGCCAAGGCCACACAGGAGCAGGCGGCAAAAGCGTCCGCTGGTTCCCAAGCCGAGGGCGCGGGCGAAACCACAAACCCCACCATCGACGCCATGCTGGCCGGTGTGTGGGCAAGATAGGGAGAATACATAATGGCTATTACAGAAAGCACTATCAATTCTTTAGAATTCCAGTCTAAACTTACTGGAGAACTGGACAAGGCGCTGGTTCAGTCCGCTCAGACCAGTTTCTTCGCGGACAACGCCATGCGAAGCAAATTTGTTGGGGCGCGTACTGTACTGATTCCGGATGTGGACATGCAGGGCCTCGGCAACTACGACCGCGACAACGGCTTTGTCACCGGTGCGCTGACCGTATCCAGTACGGCCTATACGATGGCTATGGATCGCGGCCGCTCCTTCCAGCTTGACCGAGAGGACAACGACGAAACCGGTATCGCCAATCTGGCCGGACAGGTGATGGGCGAATTTATCCGCACCAAGGTGTCGCCTGAAATGGACGCGTATGTCCTGTCCAAACTGGCTACCCTGGCCACTACCAAATCCCACACCGTGACCGGTACCCCCTCCTCCCAGGTATACAAAATGATTACCGAGGCCATCAACAAGGTGCAGGCTGTGGCCGGGTACGATGAGGAACTCGTTTGCTTTGTTGACAGCGAAGTTTGGTCGGCGACGATGAACACCACCGAGCTTTCCCGACAGCTGATGGTAAGCGATTTCCGCAAGGGCGAAATCAATACCAAAGTCAAGAAGCTGAACGACGTGCCGATTATCCCGGTAGCAGACGACCGCATGAAGACGGCATACACGTTTTATGACGGCGTGACCGACAACAGCGGATCCAGCGGTGCAGACCAGCGCCCCGGCGGGTTCGTCCCGGCTTCCGGCGCAAAGAAAATCGGCATTCTGGTGCTGCCGAAGCGGGCTGCTTCCCTGGTCAAAAAGACCGAGAAGGTCCGCATCTTCGAGCCGGACAAGAACTTAAGGGCAGACGCCTGGAAATTTGACTACCGCCTGTACTACGACCTGTTCGTCAAAAAATCCCTACAGGACACCATCTACGCCTATACCCGATAATCCGCAGCCGCCGAGTGGGAAACCGCTCGGCGGCTTCTATATGCTTTCCGGTGGCGCATGAACCGCCGGAGGGGAACGGAGGAATACGCATGAAAAGAAAGCCGTGGGAGCCGGAACAGATATTTGCGGAATACGAGGCCGGGCGGACGTTTAAATCCGGCTTGGGCCGTAAAGGGCTGTACGAGCAAGGGAAAATCAACGAGCGGTTCTATATTGGCGACCAGTGGCACGGGGCGCGGTGCGGCAACGACCGGCCCTTGGTGCGCCACAACGTTATCAAGCGCATTGGCGACTATAAAATGGCCGTGGTGGCGTCCAATCCGGTCACCGTTAATTATTCGGTGGAGGGCGTACCAAACACCGTCGGTATCAGCGACCGGGCCAGAGACGAGCGAGACGCCTTTGCGCAGGGACAGGTTTCACCGCAGGAAACCATGGGCCTTCCGCCGGAGGAAGAGCTGGCCGTGACCATGACCGCGCTGTCCGACTACTTCAAGACCACGGCGGAACGGGTAAAATTTGACGACTTGAAAGAGCAGGCCTTGCGCAACGCCTATGTGTCTGGCACCGGCGTACTGTACACCTATTGGGACGATAAAATCCGCACGGGACTATATGCGGACGAATCCGGCACCACGCCGATTCAGGGAGATATTGCGTGTGAAGTGCTGGACATTGAAAACGTGTACTTTGGCGACCCGAATCTATATGACGTGCAGGCGCAGCCCTATATCATTATCGCCCAGCGCAAGAGCGTTGCGGATTTGCAGCGTGAGGCCCGCCGCAACGGTCGTTCAGAGGCTGAAATCGATGCGATTAAGCCGGACAGAGATACCGGGTATATGGCTGGCGACATGTCAGAGGATGAGCCGGAGGGCAGCCGCAAAACCACTGTGCTAACAAAGTTTTGGAAAGAGTGGGCCAAGGACGGCACGTGCAAGATTATGGCCTCTGTGGCCGTGCGCGGCGCTACTATCCGGTACAGGTGGGACACCAAACTGCGGCTGTACCCGCTGGCCGCGTTTCGGTGGGAACGCCGGCGCAACTGCGCTTATGGCGAAAGCGAAATTACCTATCTCATTCCCAACCAGATCGCAATCAATCGGATGCTGACGGCCAATGTTTGGGCCGTTATGATGCTGGGTATGCCGCTCACCATCGTGAACCGGGATATTGTGCAGCAGCCCATTACAAACGATCCGGGGCAGCTTATCGAGGTCAACGGAAACGGAGAGGACATGGCAAACGCCATGCGCTATGTCAATCCGCCGAACTTTGCCCCGGCGTTTGAGCAGAACATAACCTCTCTCATCAGCAACACCCTTACGCAATCAGGAGCCAACGACGCAGCGTTGGGCGACGTGCGACCGGATAACACCTCGGCTATTGTGGCGGTACGGGAAGCGGCTACTATGCCCATGCAGACGGTGCAGAACCGGTTTTACAGCTTCATTGAGGACATGGCCCGCGTGTGGGCCGAGATGTGGGTGACCATGTACGGGCGGCGCAGCCTGAAAATCGAGGACGAAAACGGTGTGTGGTATATGCCGTTTGACAGCGAGAAGTACCGGGATTTGCTTATCTCGGTAAAGGTTGACGTGGGAGCGTCCGCCTTGTGGAGTGAAATTCAAAGTGTGAACACCCTGGATAATCTCTTAGCTTCCCAGATTATCACGCCTAAGCAGTACCTGGAGCGGCTGCCCAAAGGCTCTGTTCCCAATCTTTCCGGGCTTATCCGCGAGATGCAGGAGGCCCAGAGGGCGCAGGAAGAGGCGGCCATGCAAGCGCCTGAACAGCAGGGTGTTGATGTGCAATCCATCATTGACGGGCTTCCGCCGGAATATCGCCAAGCGTTTGATTCTGTGCCGCCGGAGCAGCAGGCGGCCATGCTACAAGAAATCGGGGTGATGTAATGCGGACGGGAAACGATGTGTTCCGGCGGGCTATGTCCCTGCTGGGATATACAGGTGCAGATGGGGCCGTAAACGGCGCACAATCGGCCGAATTGTTCCGCCGCGGGTTAAATATCGTCAATCAGGTGATGGCCGATATTTGGCCGTTGGAGCGTAAAGACGCATATATCCCGCTTTCCAACATCAACGACGATATTCCGCTGTCTCAGCACGCCGTAGAAAGCGCCATCCTCTACGGCGTCGCTATGTTTTTGGCGCAGTCCGAGGGGGACGGGGAAAATCAGCAGTTTTATTCCAGCCTGTATCAGCAGAAACGGAACGCCGTGAAGCGCCCGCCAGTGCGACGGGGCGACGTGCTACCGAATGTGTGGGAGGATTAACATGCGTATTCCAAAAATGCAGGCAAGTCCGCAGTACAGGGTGACTATTCCTAAGCTGGATGGCGGCGTAAACCTCAAGGATGCGCCACATCTTGTAGAGGATAACCAGCTTACCAACGTTTGCAATATGTGGTGGCAGGATCAGGCTCTCCGGACACGGCCGGGGTTGATGACCGATGCCGAGAAGATAGAAAAATTAACGCTTCCGTTTGATTCCGTTAGTTTCTCAAGCGAATCATATCATCTTCTCGGGGAACCAATGAAAGCGATTATAACAATTCAAAATCCGCTCGCTAATCCGCACATCGCCATAGAATTGCTTCATTCAGATGGAACAAAAACACAGCTTGGAAACACTATTACAATTATTGTTTCGCTGCCCACAATCAATGTCCAGCTTATAGAAAGTGGGCACAAAACAAAGGGCTGTGGGTTTTATGCATTCGTTAAGATTAAGAGCAATATAGGATATGTGTATGAATTGAACACAAGCCATACAGCGTGGATTAAACTGGCCGATTCGGAAATTTATGCCCCTATGGTTACGGTGAACGGAAGGGGGACAGATTCGGACTTATACAATCCGGAATCGCCAAATGGAACGTTGCTTGAAGGTTATAACATGTTGACACCGGCCTTCCGAGCCGGGTTTACATCCGATGGTAAAGGCAGCCGGTTTGTCTTGCCCCAAAAGAATTTGGATGGAAGCAAGCCTATTTCAATATCTTATATGTATGGAAGCACCGTCCCGGTGTGGACGATCGATGCAAACGAGACGGAATCCAACGTCCTTACATTAAACTTTTCAGAGGACGCTTCTGCCGCGTGTGAGGTTAAATTCACAGCCTCTAAAGAAAACGGCACAATTCAAACCTGGATAAGAGAAAACGCAGAGACCAATCCGGGGCCGTGGCAGAAAAAACCGCTACCGTCTAATGGGATAAACAACGATATAGTCGTAACGGCGTTCGGTCAGCAGACAACTGACAAAGCAAAAATTTTTGGCATGAAATTTGGGACATGGTTCGGCGGGGATCGTTCCGGAATTAATGGCGGTACGCGCTATTTTGTGTCTGGAAACTCAAGCCACAAGAATCTTGTTCATTGGAGTGACACGAACAATCCCTTGTATTTTCCGGAGAACAACTACGCATATGTAGGAGAATCAAACCAGAGCGTAACTGCGTTTGCCAAGCAGGAAAATATGTTGGTCGTTTTCAAGGAACGGGAGCTGTATTACGCCACTTATGTTTCTGGCGGGGACTTCACGGCCCAGGACGTAATTGACGGTAAAATCATAGACGTGGCTGCCAATATGGCGAAGTTCCCTATTACGCAAATTCACGCAAATATCGGATGCGACTGTCCCGGAACCATACAATTATGTGATAATCGCCTGGTATGGGCTTCCTCTAGCCGCAAGGTTTATGTCTTGTGTTCCGCTAGTCAATACAGCGAGCGGAATATATTGGATGTATCCGGCCCCGTCGAGAGCGTACTTGCCGGGTGGTCGAACACGAAAGGCCTAGTTTCGTGCGATTGGCAGGGGCACTTTCTGCTCATAAATGGGAATCTGGAATCTGGAAAGAAAAACAGCGTTCTCGTTCTTAATTATAAGGACAACGCCTTTGCGCAAATAGGTTCTTACGCCGATCCCAAAAAGATTTCGCGGCGCTTATTGTGGTACATATGGGATTTTAGTAATCAGGAGACGGGGTTTATACATGCCTTGTCAGACGGTCAAAATTGTGTGCTGATTGGACGAGGGCGGGTGGTTCCGGAAGAAACAAGTATACCGGAAGATTGGATAATCCGCTATGTGTTGGCGGGTGATGCAGATTCCAAAACCACGAATTTTGTTCTTGACGGCACAACCCCAATCCACTCCGCGTTCCAGACAAAACTATTTGATTTCGGTCGTCCAGAACGGCGCAAAAATGCCCGCAAGCTGCACATTGGTGCCACCGATGTGGCGGATGGTTACATCACACTGTCTTATGTGACGGAATTCGGTACGCAGGAGGATGCATACCGAATCGGCATGTATGGGGATGGGGATATGCGTGTGTGGGCCGTTACGCCTCATGTAAACCGCATAAGACGATTTGGAATCCGCGCCGATAGCGCCGGCGCCATGGCGGTGGACGGCATGGTTATTCGATACGAAGTATACGGGGAAGTGAGATAAATGGCAAGGTCAATACAGGAATACGTTGACGAATTATACGGCAAGGGTCAGGGGACGTTAAACCAAATTCACGAGCAGCGGAAGCAATCGGATCAGCAGCTTATTGATAGTGTGAATGCGGCGATTGACCGTACAACGGCTGCTTCCACTAAGCCTTATCAAACGCAAATAGAGCAGCTTCCGGAGGCGTATCAGAAGCAATTTGACGCCAATGCCGTGCAGGAACTGGTTGGCCGCCGAAAGGTAGAGGAAGCCATGGCCAACATGGGCCTGACCGATTCCGGCCTGAACCGTACCCAGCAGACCGCTCTATCTGTGCAGCGCGGCAATGCGGACGCGGCCGCCCGACTGGAGCAGCAGAAAAAGACCCAGGAATTGCAGGACAAAATTGCCCAACTCATTGAAGCAGGCGCGGCCCAGAAGCAGCAGCAGGAGGCCGGCGTACTGAGCAACACGTCCAACTGGTTCAACGATGCTTTAGCGAGTTCTTATAACACCGCTATGCAGCAGGGGACCAGCATGTATAATGCCGACCTTGCCAGGGAAGAACAGGCCAGGCAGGCGGAGCTTGACAGGCAAAACGCTCTTGCCAAGGCAAAGTACGAGGCCCAGACCGCACAGGCGCAGGCCACCGCCAAGGCCAAGCAGCAGGAGTTTGAAAACAAAATAGCCTTGGCGAAATTGTTCGCCGGAAACGATGCAACACCAGAAGAAATTGCGAGATACGCGCAAACGCTTGGGCTTTTGCCGTCGTCTAATTCCGGTGCAGGCTCAAGTGGTTCGGCTTCCTCCGGAATAAAATACGAGCCCAAATCCAGAGGCGTATACTTGGGCGGTAAAGTAGAGAGGGGAGAAATAAGCAAATGGGACGCGGTTAAGGATATTATAGATAATTTCCAAGGAGATGAACTAGCCATGCGCCGGGCGGCGCAATCCGCCGGCGTGCTGGATTTGCTTATGCAAAGATATAAATGAAACTAGGTGAGTATAATGCCGTTTGTCCCTATTTCAGACGAAGAACTGAAAAGCCTTAATTCCCTAGAAAGCAAAAGGTTTGTCCCTATATCAAATGAAGAACTTAAAGCATTGAATTCATCACTGCAACTCGCTTCCCAGCAGCCCGCCAAAGGCGTAACCGGGACAACCACGAAGGTGTCTGCTACATCTACAGGGAAATTGCCTGCTGCCGAGCCTTACCAAGTGCCTCTGCCGGATGCTATGGTTTCAGTTTCGGGCGGAAGGACTGAACGGAACGGGGGAAGCGCGGATTCTTTAGCGCCGGCTCCGTTTGAATCGGTCGTGAACAACCCGGATTTTGCAACCCTGTCTAAATATAAAAGTGAAAAAAGCGACGCAGGGAAAAGGTTCGATTTTCAAAACAAGGCCTATCACTACTTAAATGATAATAGCTACTGGGATGGAAATCAAACTTTAGCAGATATTGACGCGGCTATTTTCACCAGAAATGATGCGCTTAGTGAAATGACCCCGCTAGAAATCTCTATTTACAACTACTATGTGAATTCTGGGGATAGAAAGACGGCACAGGCTTATTTGCAAAGCCTACGCACAAAGCTTCAGGAAAGAAAGGCCGATACGATCGCGAAGGAAATTAGTAAAAAAGACGGCGCCGACAAAGTGTTATCTGCGGCAGGGCTGGCTTTAACTGGCGGTATGTCTGCGGCCAATTCCGGTCTTGAACAGTATTTAGAAATGCTGACCGGAAGCGATAAAATTGTTGATAAAAACTGGATGGAGCAGGCGCAGGCAAATGTTCGCCCGGAATTATCTGGTGGGCTTGGCGTTATGTCTGATGTGCTTTATTCGGCGGGCAATATGGCCAACTCTGCCGTATTAGGTGCCGCGAATCCGGTCGCGGGCGCTACGCTGATGGGCGCTCAAACAGCTGGCAACGCTTATGGCGACACAATAAAAGAAGGATATAGCAAAAATGAGGCGTTGCTATACGCAGGAATTAACGGCGCACTAGAGAGTGGCTTGCAATATGTGTTAGGCGGTATAGGTGCTTTAGGCAAGGGCGGGGCATCCAAATTGCTTGCTAAAGTTCCGGCGTTGCAGACGCTGGGTAAAACCATAGAAGCCTCTATAAAAAATCCTACGGTTCAAGCCGGCCTCAAGTCTGCCGGAAAATATATCGCAAGCATGGGCGACGAAGCGTTTGAGGAATATTTGCAGTCGGTAGTTGATCCGGTTGTTCGCAATGCGGTTTTAGATGAAAACAATGAGTTAAATCCTTTGTCAGAGGATGCATTGTATTCCGCGCTGGTTGGTGCAATATCTGGCGGTTTGATGAACCTGCCTGGGGCAGTAACTGACTTTACAGGTTCAAAAAGAGCGGATACATCAGCAAACGGCCAGTGGACAAATGGCGCAAATGATGATATAATGGAAACGGTAAAAGGGGGTTCTCTCGATGGAAGAGAAAACGCGCAGCAAGAAAACGCGCCCGGAGGACATGCCGGAGTACCAGGACAAATATTCACAGTCACTGATTCGGAGTTGGAGAAAACGGTTCCCGGAATGGAGCGACGAGCGGATTATCGAGGAGTTGGACTGGCTGTAACAGAGGCTCTCCAGAGGCGTGGGATTACGCCGGTTGCGCTCGCCTATACCAACGATTCGGACGGATTTCATCAGGCCATTGGAAGAGCTAAACAGAATAATATGCACGGCGCATTTGTTACGCAGCACGAGGTATCGGAGTATGCGAACGATGCGCTTTTTTTATCCGAAGACGGGAATACAGGTGTTGCCGTCACGCCCGACGGTGATATTGTGTCGGTGTTCAAAAACCCGAATGGCAAAGCAAAAAAAGCGGTGCATTCCATCCTGTTGACGGCGCTCGAAAACGGTGGGGTCAAGCTGGATAACTTTGATGGCGCGCTGTCTGATATGTACTGGAACCACGGATTTATTCCGGTGGTACGCACGTCGTTTGACCCGGAATTTGCTCCCACAGATTGGAATTACGCTAGGGACGGTCAGCCGGATATTATCTTTTGGGCGCATAATGGAGAGGACGCGCAGACAGTTGCCAGGCGAATCGGCGAATATGGAGATCTTCCCGATTTGACTAAACTTCCGGTTATGAGTTATGACGAGGCAGCCGCCTATCGGGATAACATTCTAAAACAGCGAGCAGATTCCGGTAATACCGGGTCTGCTTTTTTTGATGCCGATTCCAAGGGCTCGACCGACAATATAGATGCCATCGTGCGGGATGTGTTCGGATACGGAAAGGCGGAAACTCAAGAGGAGGTCAGAAAACCAGATTTAAGTCAGGAAGCCAAATCAAGCCGAGCGGCAAAAGCGCGCGAAACTGGCTCTATGTTTAATATCAACCCTAACGACATAGAAACGGCCGCCATACTTGCCGAACGGACCGGGCGCAACATCGAATTTGTGGGGACGCTTGGCGAAGGAATAAACGGCAAATACGACGCGGAAACAGGCACACTGTATATTGCGGCGGATAGTCCGAATCCCGTGAAGACCATTCTCAAGCACGAATTGACGCACAGTTTGGAGGGCACACAGGCATATACGGAACTGTCAAAGTTTGTTTCAGATATTCTCGTTAAAGAAACGGGGATGAGCCTTGACGAAATCATAGAAGCTAAAATCGGGATTTATGGATTGAGCGGAGAGACACTAGATTCCAACGGTGCATTGGCGGAATTGGTCGCGGACTATGTGGGGGATAATCTATTTACAAGCGAAAAAGCAATCCGCCAATTGTCAGCAGAAAAGCCTAGCCTTGCTAGACGAATCTTAAATTGGATTCGTTCCATGAAGGCGAAGCTATTCGGAACTAATCATGAAAAGATGATGGCCGAAGCCGAGAGAATGTATCATGATGCTTTGATGGAGCCGTTTGTAGAAGGAAGTGATTCATCATACGCTAAATATAGCATTCAACACGATGCGGACGGGAAAAGATATGTACATGTAGATACAGACCAAGAAATTTTTAACGGAAAGTCCGTCAAAGAAATGAGGGAAACTGCACGTAAATATATATTGGACGCTTTTCGTGGCAAGGTGCTTCCTGTTGGAGACGGCGATAAGGCGTTTGTAAACGGAAGATCCGCAAGCGAATATGCCAATCCGGCCAATCGGCGCATGCCAGACGAATTGAAATCAGCAAAAATGCGCGCGTCTACAGAGCTAGACAATTTACTGGCGGTGTCTGATAAAATCGGAAATGTTCCTGATGATGGACGTCATCCAGAGGCAACCGGCGGGTGGGATGTATACAGAACTAACTTTGAAGTCGGCGGAGAAATGTTTTCCGGTGAAGTGAAAATAAAAGTAACGGATAAGGGGCGGCTGTTTTATGATGTCACAAAAATAGAAAGAACCGCCCGTAATCGCGATCAAACCAGATTTAATCTGGCCGCCGCATCAGGCAGTTCTTCTGACACCACTATACCACAAACGCATAATGGCGTCAATACTAGTATATCCGAAAATTCGGCGTACGATACAGGAAGATACGCCCTAAAAACAAGGGTGGAGAATTCTGACGGCGTAGAACTGACGGATGGACAGGAGCGGTATTTTGAAAAAAGCCAAGCCAGAGACGATGAAGGCCGGCTTCTGGTGGTGTACCACGCTACCGATGCGGATTTTACCGTGTTTGACAAAGCCAAACAGGGAAGCGCCAACGACCCAGGCGTATGGGGGAGCGGATTCTATTTCGATACCGACCAATCGTTTGCAGAGGAATTCGGCAGCAAATCCAAGCCGTACTATCTGAACATCACCAACCCTCTGCGGACTACTTATGACGCCGATTGTCATGTGGTGGCCGGAATATTTCGTCGGGCCGGGATTGATATCCCATTCAAAATTAAGCCGGATACCTCTCTTTTGCAGTTCATTAAGAAATTCGGCAATCGAAAATTCAGCGATACTCTACAGGCACTTGGCTATGATGGTGTGATTGTATCCGGGGAAGAATGTGTGATTTTTGAGCCGGAGCAAGCGAAATTGACCAACAACATTAATCCAAGCGGCGATCCGGATATACGGCACTCTATTGGAGTAAGTAGCGGCGATACCATAGCCGATATCAAAGCTATGGTTGAACGGTATGGCGCTATTAAACGCGGTGAAGCGCCTGCCCGTGATGTGGAAATTCCAAAGCAGACCAACGACCAAACACGCACCCGCCAATACGTCCGCACCGCCGCCGAAGCCTCTCAGGTTCCGGATAGCTTCATTAACGGCATTACTCAGGACGTGATGAATGACGTTTATGCCTATGTTCCGATTAGCAACAACGAGGCCATGAATCGGGCGGTCAGCACGGTCGAAAACATGGGGCTGGATAAGGCGATAGAGCAGTGGAACGCGGCGGTAAACGGGGATCACATGCCCGGGAAATATGATGTAGCTCTGGGCGAATATCTGCTTACGCTTGCCGGGAAAAACAACGATCCGGCCCTGGCGTCCAAGATGATTATCGAATTGTCAACGGTCGCCACTAATGCAGGGCAAGCGGTTCAGGCCATGTCCATGCTAAAGCGCATGACGCCAGAGGGTCAGCTGATGGCGCTGCAGAAGGTAGCCGACCGCATCAACAGGGAACGCCCGGACAGCAATGTTAAAATTCCGGAGACCATCATCGACAGAGTGCAGAGGGTGAACCCGCGCGACACGGAAGCCGTTGACCAGATAATGCACGACGGGCTGGTTGCCATCGCAGAGCAGGTTCCGTCTACCTGGCTGGACAAATGGAACGCATGGCGGTATCTTGCTATGCTCGGCAACCCGAGAACCCACATTCGGAATATCGCCGGGAACGCAGCTTTTGCTCCAATTGTTTACACCAAAGATTTTTTAGCGGGCGCTATAGAGGGCGTGGTGGACGCCGCCTCCAAAGCGACGGGCGGTCAGGGGATAGCCAGAACCAAAACAGCCCTTTCCGCCTTGCCGTTTTCCAAAAGAAGTGAATACCTGGATTTTGTCCGCGAGGACTTTCAGAAAATGAAGGACGTGATAAACGGAGGTGGCGGCAAGAACCCGGCGGACGTTGTACGGGATAATCAGAAGGTGTTCACATCCAAGCTGATGCAACCGGTAGAGAAGGCCGGTAAACGGAATTCCAAACTGCTGGAAGCCCAAGACCTGGCCTTCAAAAAAATCCATTACGAACGGGCGCTTATGCAATATCTGGCGGCGAATAAAATTGACCTGAGTACCGTTACCGAGGAAACCTTGAATAGGGGCCGAAACTACGCCATTCGAGAGGCGCAGAAGGCCACCTTTGCAGATGCATCCGCTTTTGCGTCCGCGCTGAATCGCTTGTCCAGACAGCATAAAGCCGCACAGTTTCTCATCGAGGGGAATCTGCCATTTAAAAAGACCCCTGTGAACATACTGAAACGTGGCGTGGAATACAGCCCCGCCGGGGTTTTAGACGCGGTAACGCGCAAAGCTTATCAGTTGAAGACCGGGAAAATCGGCGCCGCCGAGTTTATCGATAGTTTGTCCGCCGGGCTTACAGGTACGGGCGTTATGGCTTTGGGCATGTGGCTGGCTTCGGCCGGTTTGTTGTCCGGTGGACTTGGGGACGATAAGGACGACCAATTCTCAAAACTGCAAGGCGAACAGGAGTATGCGTTAAAAATAGGGGATACGTCATACACGATAGACTGGGCAGCCCCCGCCGCGCTTCCCTTGTTTGTTGGCGCTGAAATCGTTGATTTATACCGGGATTCTAAAACTGGAGAAGTACCGCTTTCCAAGCTGCTGGAATCGTTGACAAACCTTTCCGAGCCAATGGTGAATATGTCCATGCTGCAAGGAGTAAAAGAAGCTATAGAAAATGTGAAGTTCAGCAATCAGGAAATTCCAGACATTATCTTTAATTCCATAGCTAGCTATATGGGGCAGGGGGTTCCAACGTTGCTAGGACAGATAGCCAGAACCACAGACGATACCCGCCGCCGGAATTATGTTGAACAAGGCAGCGCTTTCCCCTCGCTTCAAATGGCATTGCAGAGAAACAAATCCAAAATCCCCGGTGCTTTGCAAACACAACAACCATACGTGGACGCTTGGGGGCGCGAGGAGCCGACCGGGAACATTGCGGAAAGAGCATTCAGCAATTTCCTGAGCCCCGGCTATACCAGCGAAAAGCAAACGTCCTATATGGAAAAGGAGTTGGAGAGGCTATATGAAGAAACGGGAGATTCCAGTGTCCTGCCTTCTTCTGCTCAAAAAAGCGTAACGAACCAGGGCGAAAAGTATGTTCTCACCGCAGAGGAATACACGGAATACCAGCGGACAATGGGGAAGACCTCCTATGAACTATTAAGCAAGCTGACGGGTTCATCCGAGTATAAAAAGCTGACGGACGAGCAGCGTACAGATGCTGTTTCGGAGGTATACAGCTATGCGAAGGATTTGGCCAAGGAGGAAATGTTGAAAAGCCGCGGGGTGAAATATGAGCCGTCATCAAAGCGCCAAAGCATGGACGCGGCGAAGAAAAACGGTGTTCCGCTCTCTACATATCTTCTCTATAGCATTCAGGCCAAAGACTTGAAATCCGATAAAAAATCTAATGGAGATACGGTAAGCGGTTCTCTTAAGCGCAAAAAAGAGGAGCTTCTAAACAATATGGGGGTGACAGCTCAACAGAAACGGATACTTCTTTTACTGGATGGATATGGCAGTAAACAGCAGAGAGAACAACTACTTACTGGCGCGGTTTCTTCCGGTTCCGTCTACGAAGAAACGGCAATCGACAGACTACTAAAGGGGGCGCTATCGTGACAGCTATTCGGACAATAGAATATACAGCCAGTCCAAGCGGGGTGAAGCCAATCGCGCCGCAGGACGCAGGCGTCCGGGGAGAACACAAAGCCACAAACGTGGTGTTCAACCTGGACGCTTCTCTTATTAAACCGGAATATAAATACCGGTTTGAATATGTTGACGGGTTCAGCGGGTTTGACACAACTGAGTTTGTGCAGCCAGTTGGGAGCACAGTGTCCATACTTCTCCCGGTTGAATGGACAGCCGGCGGCGGGTGTGGAACGTTGCGACTTTGCATCGTGGCCCTTGATAGCCAAAGCGACGAAGAACAGACGGTATATACATTTCCTGCAAGCTTGCTGTTTGCAGAACGCGAAACCGGTGGGGAATGTAACTACAAAAAGGGGTTGTCCGCGCTTATTGACAGCGCCGGGAAAGCCACTGACGCCGCGAACGAAGCCGCCGAAAGCGCGAACGCGGCGGCGGACAAGGTGGATGAAGC